ACACTTGACCGTCACCGTAGGTGGGGTTGCCAGAGCCAGTGAAACCTTGGTTCAACACGGCAGCAGCTTTAACTTGCTTGGTGTAAGCCATGGCACGAGCCAAAGCCTTGGTGTAGCGGCTGGACAAGCTGTCATACAGGTTGTCTTCCACTGCTTCCTCGGTGATCGAGAAGCCCATTGCGATGGTTTCGTGTGTGTAACGAGCAGTCCATGCTTCTTGCGCGTTGTCATAAGCGATGGCAGAGCCTTCGTTCTTGACAGGAGCGGCTTGGAAGCCAGACAACTTGGTTTCTTCTTCAAAGCTACGCTCCGATGTCTCGGTTTCGTAGATCTCTTTGTGTTGCTCGCCGTAACGTGCGTACTCCATGCCGAACAAAGCGTTCAGGCCGGGGAGCAGTTCTTTGAGCAGTTGTGCGCGTGAAATAGCCATGGTAAGTTACTCCTTAGATGCCAACGGCGTTAGAGAAGGCATGAGCGCCGGGATTGAACTTAACCAAAACATCTGGGTAAGCGTCAGTCACAGGAGATGCAAAGCCAATGATTTTGAACGCGGCAGCGGCGGTTTGAACGGTAGCGTCCAAAGCGCTTGTCGAGTTGCCAGTACGGGTAGAACCAGTGCTGGTGCTCTGAACAGCGGCAAAGAAGGTGTTTGCACCCAACACAGCCTGAGTAGCGGAGCCATCCAATTGAGCTTGGAAAGTCACGCTGTCGTCAGTAACCACGTATGCAGTCACCACGCCGGTTGTGCCGGAGGGGTAGTACTGAGCGTAGATCTGTTGACCTTGTGCGTTGATGTATGAGCAGCCAACGAACACACCGATGGCGCCGAGGCCGGAGCCGCCGAGGTTGTTGGTAGTCAAGTCAGCGCCAGTGGCGGTGGACAGGGCGATATAACCGTCGGCGTCAAGAATGACGACTTGGCCATAGAACAAGTTGGTACCGGTGCCTGCGGGATTGATCAGGAACTGGCTTGTAGCGCCGGCATAAGGCATGCCGTCGTTACGGTTTACGGCTTTCAGACCGTAAGGGGAGGCGGTAGTTGCCATTTTAAAACTCCAAAAAGTTAAGTACCTTTACCGAAAGTAACCTTTGTGGACCGCTCTTTGAAGAGTGGCATACGCGGATCACTTTCACGCATGTAGTTGTTGTCCACAGACTGCATCTGCGAATCAGCCTGTTGGCTGTAATACGCATTACGCTGGTCCACAAACTCAACTGGGGTTTTGCAAAGTAACAAACCACCAACTTCAACTGCGTCTGGAAAGCGGCCACTGGTGCTGCCAAACAAACGAATTTCAGGATGATCCGATGCCTTCACGGGTTCCCAGCCCTCGCGGAGCTTAGATGAAATATTCATGGGATCAGCGTTGTTCAGAGTACTGACGCGAATCCAGCGAAACGCATAGCCCGGTTCCGGCGCGGGATCGGGCAGAAGCTGGGGCGGCGCCCATTTAGTAGGACGCGTATCTTTGTCGCGTGACGAAAGTTCTCTGCTTTGACGATTTTGTTCAGCCATGTTTATTTCCTCATTTCTTCCGCAACCTTACGAGCATAGAGTTCCAATGGAACACCCAGCCGCTTGGCGAGATCGACCTGCGTTTTGGTAAGTACGACCTTTCGGGGCGCAGTACTACGTGTTGCTGGTGCGACAACATTCGATTGTTTAGGCGAAGGTGACGCATCCGCCTGCTTCTTCGGCTCGAAAGAATCCGAGAAGCGGTTCCTCATGTCAGCGTCGATACGGTCGTAGTATTCGTCGCTGCCAACTGGAATTCCTTCAGAAACCAGTTCCGAATGAAGGCCAAGAGCGTAAGCCGTCATCTTTTGATTTCTGCCAAACCACGAGTTCTTTTCTTGCCACTCGGCTAGTTTGTCATCAATTTTCGGAGCAGGTTCCTGCTGTGGTTGAGTTTTTACCTCAATTTCTTGCTCCTGTAAAGGAGCAGGAGTGTAATTATTTACTCGTTCGGCGCGCATCTTTGCCATGGTGAGTGCCTCTTGGGCATCCACCAAAGCATCTGCATCACCGGATTCGTATGCTGCTTTGTACTGGCGTTTGGCTTTGTCCAGATCATTGGCTGCTACCAGCTTGGCCTGTTCAATGTATGCGCCCTGACCTTCGTGCAGTGTGCCGCGGAGCTTTTTATTCTCCTCGATGATGGACTGAGCAATGCGAATTGCCTCATCCTTCTCACGCTGCGCGGCCTCTTTGGCTCGGCGTTCTTCGTGATAGCCCTTGGTGAAGTGCTGAATACGCTTGCGCACGCTCTCGTCGTATTTTGCAAGTTCATCATCACCCATATCCTTGGGTGGCTCTTCCATCGGCTTGCGGTTGCGGTCAGCTTCTGGAGTATCGTCCACCACCTCGATGTCAACCTCGGGGGTTTTGACTTCAACTTCAGGCTCGACTACTTTGCCGCCAGCGCGAGGATTGTCGGAAACCTCGTCGGGAAACTCAAACTCATGTTTTTCCATTGGCATGGTCTACTCCTTAAACTCGTTGTACACCGCGTGGATCTTGCACGACTGCTTCAACCGAATCATCATTGATGATGCGGAATTCGCGGCCATGAATCTTCATGCGAGTGCCGGTGTTAGGACGAACCAAAACAAAGTCACCAACCTTGCAGCTCGGGCCGCTTGGGAAGCGCTTTTCGTCTTTGAATGCATCTGGGCCCATCTTTGCTACGAATAGCACAGGGGACAAAAGTTCTTCAAAGTGCATGGTCTGGCTGGACTTGAGCAGTCCGCCTTCGTACTCTTCGTTGGCTTCTGGGAGGATGCACAGAAGGTGGTACGTCACTGGATCGGGAACTTGCTTGGCCTTTTCCTCTTCGCTCTTATTCAGAACGCCGGTCAGGTCAACTGCCGAAACATCAAATTCACTCATCGTAGTCTTTCATTTTTTGCGCAAGGTCGTTGATTTCAGCAAGTGCGGTCAACAGACCCAGAGCAACCCCGCACTTGTTCTGGTAATCAGCGTAGTCTTTAGCTGCGCCGTCACCCAGACTCTCCACGATTCGTTTTCTTTGCTCTTCAATTTTTGACTTTAGCAGATCCAGAACTTTGCTTTCCATCATTCACCCCGTTTTGTGGTGGCTTGTTTGCTTTTAGCAATGTCGATGCCCATGCGGACACCTTCACGCTCCTGCTCTGCTTGTAATTTTTTCTCTGCTTGCGTTGCCTGCTGGCCAGCTTTAAAGCCTTCCAATTGCAACTTGCCTTCGAGCGCCTGCTTCTTGAGCTCGAGCTCGTCGGCTTTTGTTGCGGCATCCACTTCCAGCTTCTTCTGCTTGAGTTGCAGCTCGCCTTGTTTAATCTGGAGCTCTTGCTGTTGCATTTGCACAACTGGATCTTGCGCTTGCTGCTGAGCCTGCTGCTGAGCGGCTTGCGCTTGGTTTTGTTGCGTCACTTGCTGAGCGGCTTGGGCCATCATGCCGGACAAAGCAATTTCCACTTCTGGTGGCAACTCTTCGCCTTCTGGTGGCAGGGCAATACCAAGTTGCTGCTCGATGCGCTGACGGTATGCAAACGCTGTGTGCTCTGCAATGTGAGCCATCATTGCGGCCTGCATGGCTTGAGCATTCGGGTTCTGGCCAATCATCTGCATGATGATCGGATCTTGCATGGCCGACATATGCACTTGGATGTGCGCTTGGTGATCTTGGTACTGGAACGCCTTGACCGGCTTCATGTTCATGACGGCCATGTTCTCGAACACTGGGTCCTTCGGCTTCTGGTCGTCTTCCAGCGGGATCAACTTGTCTGCATTCTTGATGCCCAGCACTTCGATCATTTGACGGTGCAATTGTGGCAAGTCGTAGATCTGAGGCGCGCTTTGTGCCAACTGAATCACGGCTTGGTACTGCATGATCCGCTGAGCCATGGTGGCGCTGTTTGGATCAGACACCGGGATCACATTGACCGTGTCGTAGTCGGACTGCTTCAGGCGACGGTCACCACCAACTGGGCTGTAGTTGTAGCTCTCTGGTGCGTGGTCGCGGATGATGTCTTTGAGGAGTTTGAATTCCTCTTTCATCGAGAAGTGGACGCGAGCCTGAACCGCGCTCATGGTCTTTAACTGGCGCTCAAGGATGGCCAGTGTCGTACCAACAGGAGCGTTGGCACTCATGTCGCTGACTTTCATGTCGGCAACAGAACCAAGGCGGCGCGCTTCTTCAGTAATCTGATTGAGCAGCGCCATCAGAACCTGACTTGGCTCCTTGTATGGCAAAGGCATGATGTTGTCACGCACTGTGCCGCTGGCCACATCAACGTCGCGGAATTCACCGGGAGCGATTGGAGTGTCGTCGCCTTTGATGCGCAGGCCACGGGCTTTCAAGCCACCGGGCAAGTTGCTCAATGTGCCGGCATCCACCAACTGACGAATCAGCGATGTGCCTGCGCGAGCGTATCCGCCAATGACGTGGATCAGGCCAAGGCCGTACACACCAAAACCGGGGATGTAGGTGTACTGGACAAAGTGATTGCGCTTGACTTTGACTTCGCTGTCTTGCTTCCAGTTGCGGCGGATCGACAAAACTTTTGTTGATGCGCGGTCGATCGTGATCACATATGGCAGAGCAATACCATCTGGATCTTCGTAACCGGGCAAGTCGTAATCCACATGGATTTCCAAGATCTGGTAACGATCGTCATCGGTCAAAGAGAAGCCTTGGTCTTCGGCCTTTTTCTTTTCAATGTCGCTGTGGATTGATGTGGGCTCACCCAGATCAACGTCGCAATAGAAGCCAGAGACTTGCAGCTTGCGAATCTCGTTCTTTGTTTTGCGCATCGTGTGTGTGACGCGCTCAGACGACATCACGTTGGATGCGCCATAAGGAATGATCAAGTCTTCAGCCGGAATGAACATGGCCACTTGACGGCCAAGGCCCGGATCGTAGTAAACCTTTTTGAACGCAGAGCCAGCCAAGCCGAGCGAATACAACATGCGCTCATGCTCTGGGCGGTACTCAGGCATTTCATCGGTGAGCTTGTAGTTCATGTCTTCGCGGACACGCTCTGCAATCTCTTCGGTCATCTTATTGATGGCGCCGATGATCTTTGTTTTGACTGGACCCTGAGCAGGGAAAGTCTCGGTGATTGTTTCGGACTGGAAGCGAATGGCCGCTTCTGTCAGAACGGTAGAGTAAACACCGCAAGCTCCGTTCCATGGCTCGGTGCGCTCTTCGTACTTCATGCCGAGGACTTCAAGTCCTTTGACATACATCTCCACCCAGTCTTGGCGCGATGTGATGTCGGCATCAATCTCAGAGATCAGGTCGCTCGCAATGTTTTGCAGCTCGCCGTCTTCCATCTCTTCGGCCAAATTCCTGCCAAAGTCATCTGCCTCGCCGTCCGGCACAATGGTGATTTCCATGTCCCCGGCGTTGATGGTTACTGACTCTGGATCAACAACTTCGATTTCAATCGGAGACTCTTCTTCTCCCAAAGAATCCAGACCAACGGGGGCTGCGTACAGCGAGTTTTCGATACTCATATTGATGCCTTAATAGAAGGAGCTTTTACGACGGAAACCCTCTGGCTCGTCGCGCTGGTCAGATTCTAGTCTCAAGAAGCCGCCTTGTCGAAACCTTGTGATGGCCATGACCGCGGTGTCCACCAAGTCGTCGTGAGCCGCGTTTGGAAATGATGCCATCTGGTCAACCACCTCTCTGGCCCATCGCGTATCCGGAGCCCAGACCTTACCGCCTTGGAAGATCGGCGCGATCGTGTTCAGTCGCGCAATTTTATCGTTCGATTGCAGTTTTGTGCCACGGCTTGGCGTGTACCCGCGCACAAACATATCCGCCTGCTGGTTCAATTCCTGAATCAGCGACGCACCAGCGGCCTTGGCTTCAATAATGCAGTCGTCCGGCTGCCACTCCATATAGTGTGACCGCGCTTTTTCCTTGAGCTCCGGGAATTCCATCCGTTTTTGGAAGGCATCCAGCAAAATGATGTGCGCGTCGTTCGGGTTCTCGTTCATATAGAACACACCCCACGTCGTACAGGCCGAAAAGTCGGACCTTTCGTTTTTTGTGAAGGCCGTATCCCAAGATTGGATGATGAATTCACACCGCGGCGGCTCATCCGGCTCCCAAATATTCCACCAATCGCGTTTTACGATGGCGCCCTCTTCGCCAGTGGGCTTTTGCTGGTACTGGGCGTTCCATTTGATAGGTGGAAGTTCTTCCCGCAGGGCTTCGAGCTGCTCAAGAGGCCAAAATTCAGGCCAAAGCGGGTTGCCCGACGGTAAAATTGCAGGGAATTCGATGACTCGCCACTCATCAGGCTTGCCTCGCTCAGCCGCATCCTTCAAAACACGGCCAATCAGGTCATTCTCACCCCATCTGGTAGCAACAATGATGATCGAACCGTTAGGTTGCAGACGCTGACGAGGGCCAGAGGTGTACCACTCATACGATTTGTCGTAGATCGACGGGTCGTGAGCCGCCAAAGCAGCTTCGCCTTCAGTATGCGGATCGTCAATGATGACCAGATCAGCACCCCGGCCAGTCATGGTACCGCCCACACCGATCGCAAAGTACTCGCCCACCTCATTCACAGCCCATCGGCCCGCGGACTTCGAGTCTTGCCGGATATTCGTATCTGGAAACACATGGTGGTACTGCTCGCTCATCACCAAGTTACGCACCTTACGGCCAAAGCCCACGGCCAGCTCGCCGGTGTTCGATGCTTGCATGACCTTCTTGTCCGGGAACTTCCCCAAGAACCAAGCCGGCAGCATATAAGAAGCAAACTCCGACTTCGTATGCCGAGGAGGCATCGAGATCGCCAGCCGTTTAATCTTCCCCGCGGCAATATCCTCAAACGCCTTAGCCACCACAGCATGATGCCGCCCGTGAATAAACCCCGGCCACATCTTTTTTACAAAAGCCATGAACGACTTCTGGCACTGCTCCCTCTCCAAAGCCGCTTTGTACTCGGCCACCTGAGACAACAACTTCTCCTGCTCGTTTATAGGCAGCGCGGAAATGATCTTTTCAATATCCATTGCGGAGCAATTTTTATATTTTTTGCACAATGCCCACTACGGCCACAACCGCAATCGCACACACCAGCAAACGCAAAACAAAAATACTGGCCGCCATCTTCAAATCAGCATGCGTCTTTTTCATTCCAACTCCTTCAGGTTCCTATAGTTCACCCAAGCAGGCCGTATCGTCCTACCTGTTCCATCTACCTTCTTTATAACACCTAATAGCACCAGCCGGTCAACAATCTTCTTCGTGTTCCCTATCCCCATCTTCCCCCTCACATACGCAATATCCCTCAGCGTGGGCGAAAACCCATACTTCTTCCACCACTCATCAATCACCAAAAATACTTCCTTCTGCGCCGGACTCATATCTACCTCCAAACATTCTTCCCGCGTGTAATCACTCCGCCGAATTTTCATGTCCCTGTGGATAACTTTTCCACGGCAATTTAAGCGTGGAAGTTGCCGCGTTGTTTTTGTACTCATTTCAAAAATCCAGTTAACACCAAATGTTTCATTGCCATTTTTGGAAGGACTGCCTGTTTTTTAAGCAAAATATACCCCCCACCCCTCAGTTTTCAAACGATGACGGGGGGTCATCCTGTTGCGGAGTGGCTGCCGAATGGGATCGTTCGTGTGGAATAGTATGCATAGGAATAAGGGACTCCGATTGGTCAGTTTGGGGGGTGGGGGTAGGGTGGGGGTCTGCCTCTGCCGTTTCTGGCTCCGCGGTCAACTCAGCCAACAGCGAGTCCGCATCCCGATCAATGATGGTCGCATCGGTCGCGCTGCCTTGCACCAGAGTGCGCAACTGCTCGAGCACCTGAGCGCGCGCCGTTTCACTGCTTGTAATGGTGCGCACTTCTTTTCGTTCGGTGAATGCTGCAACTTCAGTCACTGTGCCCAATACTTTGGCCGCCGCGGTGATTTGGCCGGGCTTGGAATCGGGATCCGTGATAACGCCAACCAGACTTTGTATTACTAAAGCCCTCAAAGCTGCCGGGGTTTGGTATTCCTGCGCCCTTATTGCCAGTTGTAGGGCTTGGATTTCCGCTTGGATTCTTTCATCACCCTTCAACCGTGACGCATTGTCACCATGCGTTTTGGGTTTTCCCTTCGGTGAATAGGCTTTCCGATAGGCTGCAGCCCCGGTGGAACCCTTCGCCACTTCGAGCGCAAACGCCTTTTGTTTTGGGGTTAGCTCCCTTGAAACGGTCTTTCCCAATATATGAGAGACAGGGACAGAATCGAGCGCTTGGGTTAGTTGTGCTCGGGTTAGCTTGCTTGGGGGTTTAGGTGTACTCATGAGGGCGGATTCTAGGGGAACAGCGCAAGCACTGCAAACGCTTCGCTTTAAACAGCCCGCGCCAACCCTTCACCGATACCCAGCCACCACGGCCACCAACACCCGGCCAACCCTTCGCGGCCACCACAACACCCGGTCAACGGCCACCACGAAACGACCAGAGAGAGCGCAGCAGGTAAGCCCCTCTATGTATTTACTCACTCAGGCAGCGACAAGGCCGCACGGCTTCGCCCTGACTTTTTCCGGCTT